GAGCAGGTTGAGGAGCCTGCTGCAGATCAGGTTGAGGAGCCTGCTTCTGAGGACACGACTGAAGAACAAGTCGCTGCTGAGGAGAGCGGCGAGAAGGAATCCAAGACCCTGCTGTCGGGTGACGAGGGCGACGGAGACGGCGAGGACGAATCCACCGGGGCACCGGAGGAGTATGAGTTCACGCCACCAGATGGGGTAGAAATTGACGAAGAGCGACTCGAGGCTTTTGGCGAATACGCCTACGGCCTTGGCCTCTCTCAGGATCAGTTTCAGAAGCTCATCGAATACGACATCGAGCGTACTGCAAATGCGCAGCAGTCGATGGCTGAGGCTTACAGCGAGCGTATCTCGTCGTGGGCCGACGCAACCAAGGTGGACAAGGAACTCGGAGGCGAACAGCTAGACGAGAAACTTGGCTTGGCTAAACGGGCTATGGAGAGCTTTGCCAGCCCTGAGCTGGCAAAACTTATCGATACGCCCTCGGCCGATAACCCTGACGGGCTCGGCCTCGGGAACCATCCTGAAGTCATCCGCCTATTTTACCGGGTGGGTAAAGCCATCTCTGAGAGCGAACTGGTTACCGGAGACAGTAAAGTTGAAGGCCCGGATTCACTGCAGAGGATGTACCCATCCATGTACAAAACCGCTGAGTAAAGGAGCTTAAAATGGCAGTCCTCGGCACCTCTAACCCGACGCTCGCTGACCTTGCTAAGGTCACCGATCCCGACGGGTCTATCGCTGACGTTGTAGAAATCCTCAACGCCACGAACGAAATCCTCATGGACATGACGTTCCTTGAGGGCAACCTCACGACCGGTCATCGGACATCTATCCGTTCCGGTCTTCCGACGCCGACATGGCGTAAACTCTACGGCGGCGTCCAGCCGACGAAGAGCCGCGCAGTGCAAGTCACTGACAACACAGGCATGATGGAGGATTATTCCGAAGTCGATAAAGCCCTTGTTGAAATGGCTGGCAACCCCGCTGCTTTCCGTCTTCAGGAAGACCGTCCGCACATCGAGGGCATGAACCAAGAGTTCGCGTCCACGCTGTTCTATGGTGATGAAAGCACTGCACCGGAAGAGTTCACCGGTCTGGCTGCTCGCTACAACAGCCTCTCGGCTGAAAATGGCGACAACATCATCAACGGCGGAGGGTCAGGCTCTGACAATGCGTCGATCTGGCTGATCTGCTGGGGACCGAATACCTGCCACGGTATTATCCCTAAAGGGTCCAAGGCTGGTATCCAGCAGCGCGATCTGGGTGAAGTTACCCTCGAAAACGCTGACGGCAACAACGGCCGTATGCAGGCGTATCGCACGCACTATCGTTGGGACGTGGGCCTCTCGGTTCGCGACTGGCGCTATGCTGTCCGTATCGCCAACATCGACCGTTCGCTTCTGACGGCCGACATCTCGACGGGTGCTGACCTGAACGATCTTATGCATCAGGCGTGGACGGAACTGCCGAATACCTCGGCCGGCCGTTGCGCGTGGTACATGGACAAGCAGGTCATGTCGTTCCTTCGTCGTCAGACCTCGAACGCTGTCCAGAACTCGACCCTCTCGGTCGACATTGTCGGCGGCACGATGCAGACTTCGTGGGGCGGGATTCCGATCCGTCGTTGTGACGCTCTGCGCACCAACGAAGCAACCGTATCCTAACCCACACAAGGAAGGAAATATCGCCATGATTATGGACGAACTTCTTGAGTTTGCGGATGCCACCGCGCTCAGCACTGCCGGGACGGGCCTCGCGGCCGTCGGTGATGTTATCGACCTCGGCGCTACGCCGCAGGATCTTGGCAACGGCCGTCAGATGTATCTGGTCATTCAGGTGGATACTGCGGTTACTTCTGCTGGCGCGGCCACCGTGTCGTTCCAGCTCGTGTCCGACGGCACCGCTACTCTCGCGGCGAACGGCACGGAGACGCTGCACTACGCCAGCGCCGCCATTGGTAAGGCGGATCTGGTCGCCGGCTACGAGATCGTCGTTGCCGTTCCTCTGGAAGGCTCCATCGCTTACGAGCGGTATCTGGGCGTCCAGCAGAACGTCGGCACCGCCGCTCTTACCGCTGGTAAGATCAACGCGTTCCTGACCTTCGATCCGAAGGGCTGGAAAGCGTATCCGGACGCGGCTAACTAATAGGCCGCTGGGAGGGGGCTGCTTCGGCGGCCCCCTCTACTGGCATGTAACAGAGGAGACAAAATATGCCTAGAGTTGTGTTCAAAGAGGACTTTTTCGACGGCAGCAAACGCTACCGCAAGGGCGACACATACGAAATCGCAGACAGTGTCGTGCTTCCGAAGTATGATGTAGAAAGCATCGACGGTACGCCATACAACAGGCCCCGTAAGGACTACAAGCAGACTCCGATAACGAAGCGGTCTAGGTCCGCTAAGATCGAGGATTAAAAGATGGCGAGCAAGGTACAAATCGCAAAGCTGGCCCTGCAGCATATTGGTGACCGCTACGACATCAGTGACATCACTGAGGCGACACCGGAGGCTGAGCAGGTCAACCTGTTGTTTGACGACACGCGAGATGCCTTGCTCCGCCAGCATCCTTGGGCGTTCGCTACTAAGTACACCAGCCCCGCTGCGCTCAGCGGCACAGCCCCCGGCCACTGGGAGTATATGTTCCTGTACCCCACTGACTGCATCAGGATGCTGGGTATAGTTAACCCCCTCGGCAAAGACCAGCCTCACGTCAAGTTCGAGGTGGCACGCAACTCATCAGGAAAGCGCGTCATTCTCGCTGATATTGAGGAACCCGAGATATTCTACACCGCACGTATCGAGGACACTACGGACTACGATCCTGAGTTCGTTATGGCGTTCTCCTACGTGCTCGCCGCCCGTCTTGTTATGCCTCTGGTTGGGGAGCGGTCGATTGCCTCTGACCTGTACCAGCAGGCTCAGGCAGTGCTGAACAGCGCGTGGGAGACCGACAGTAATGAAGGCATCGAGGAGGCTATCCCAGACGCCGACTGGATTCGGGCTCGCGTTTAATGGTTAAGGTCATCCAGCCCAATCTGGCCGGCGGCGAAGTATCCGATGCCATCGCTGCCCGCGTCGACATCGATAAGTACAAGACCTCACTCTACAAGTGCGAGAACTTCTTCCCGCAGGTCCACGGCGGGCTGACCAACCGACCCGGACTTCAGTTCATCGCTGAAGCTAAAGGCACTGGCACCACTCGGCTGATACCGTTCGAGTACAATACCACACAGACCTACGTGCTCGAGTTCGGTGACCAGTACATGCGCGTGTTTAAGGACGCCGGACAAGTCCTTGATACTTCTGTATCTTTGACCATTACAGGTGCCACTGCAGCCGACCCTGTCGTCATTACAACGTCAACCTCGCACGGCTTGTCTGATGGGGAGAGCGTGTATATCACGGGCGTTGCCGGTATGACCCAGCTCAACGGCCGCACATTTAACATAACGTCCCTGACAGCGACGACGTTTAGCATACAGAACAGCGCCGGCGCGGATGTAGACGGTAGCGCCTACACGGCCTACACGTCCGGCGGCACTGCCGACAAAGTGTTTGAGCTGGCGACCCCGTATGTAGCGGCTGATATCTTCGATCTGGAATACGTCCAGTCCGCAGACGTTATGACGATTACGCATCCCAACTATGCTCCCCGCGATCTGACGCGGACAGATCACGATGCTTGGACCCTGAGCACGATAACCTTTGCCCCGTCTCAGGCGGCCCCTACAGGCGTCTCTGTGACCGCTACAGGGGGTAGCACCACATTTACCTACGCTGTCACTGCGGTGAACGAGGAGACGCTGGAGGAGAGCCTGCCGGCCACTGGAAGCAGCTCTACCAGCAAGGACGCTGCTTGGGATAATACTGTGACGTGGACCGCCGCAGCAGGCGCAGGGACGTATAACATCTACCGGGAAGAGAACGGCATCTACGGCTTCGTGGGGCGGGCAGAGGGCACGTCTTTTAACGACGACAACATCGACCCTGACGGGAGCGACACGCCTCCGAAGGCGCGTAATCCGTTCAACGCTGCAGGAGACTATCCATCCACGGTGGGCTACCACCAGCAGCGCCGTATATTCGCGAACACGGACAATGACACGCAGAAGTTCTTCATGTCCCAGACGGGGAACATCAGCAATATGTCGTTCTCCAGCCCGCAGAAGGACGACGACGCCATCACAGTTACCATCGCCTCCCGGCAGGTCAACGAGATCCGACACTTCGTTTCCCTGTCCGACCTCGTCATCCTGACATCGGGCGGTGAGTGGCTGGTCGAGGGTATCGACGGTGTGATCACGCCCAGCGGCATTCAGGTCAAGCCGCAGTCCTATTACGGCTCCACAAATCTGCTGCCCATCGTCGCCGGCGATATTGTGATCTATATGCAGCCCGGCCAAACCGTCAGAGACCTTGGCTACAAGTTCGAGAGCGACAGCTATACGGGTAACGATCTTTCAGTATTGGCCCGCCATTTGTTCGATTATAACAGCGTGTCGGACTGGTCGTTTGCTCAGGCCCCGCACAACCTGATCTGGTGTGTCCGCGACGACGGCATATGCATCG